TTAAAATCTGCTCTACCCCATGACCAAGACTCCCAACAATTATTATTTGATAACCAACGCATAGCTTTTTCATTCGAATATATTGATTGAAAGCTATCTGGTATTGGAAAGTCTGAGTCCTCTATGTGTAATTTTCTATTACCATGAAATACTCTTTCTACATATTGCATATTTTTTTCTCCTTCTTTTTTTCCTTTTGCTTTACAAGACGCATGAAAACAGAACCAACCTATTTTATTTTCTGTTGTATCTACTGACAATGTATTTTTATTTTTACAGAATGGGCAATCCATTCTCATCTGTGAATCTGGTGGTACAAAAAGACCCTCTATAACTGCTAATTGTTGTTTATAATTCAAATTACTATTTTCTCGTATGTTAAATTGTATCTATTTTGTGCGTAGAAATCATCTAGTTCTACTTTTAAAAGATTTTCATTTAGATATAAAGCTGTTTCATTTTCTACTTGTTCTAGTGTTGGTTCTTCTTGAAAGGATATTATTCCTGTTGCTACTAATCCCATGCCTGTTAGTCTTATTTTGTATTTTTTCATTGTCTATTTCCTTATCATACTTTTTATTATTTGTCAAGTCAGAATTTTTTATTAATGACTCTTGTGAAGAATGTAATCTATATCCTCTAGCTTTTAATTCTTGTATTCTTTTAGGTGTCCAATAATATTCTGTCATTAATGTTCTTTATAACTTACTTGTTTAACTTTACGACTCCAACAGGCACGACAACTACCACACTCACCATCTTGTTTGTATGCAGG